TTTGATGTGTATTCTATGCCACGATACTTAAGTAACATTAGCCTTTTGAAATTTTTTTGCTCTTTAACTCGAGCTTGCAATTCTACTGGAGACATAACTAACCTCAGTATCAGACCCCCGTTCCATGATCTGATCGCATGCGTCCCCACTGGGGATGAACGGACGTGGCTTAAAAAATTCCTGGGATAATTTGACCTGTACAAGCGTAGGCACCTATAGCTGCCAATATACCTAGCATTGCGAGTCGGCCATTTACCTCCTCTGCTACATGCCATCTGTCACCTTCATGGTTGTGATGTGTCATCTCTTTCTTCGTTTGTGGTTGTAGTTAATTCGTTTTGAACTTGTTTTGGATTTACGAAATCTAGTACGTTCTTTACTAGACATCTCCGAGGAGGTCTTAGGGGTTTTAGACGAGACTCGCCTTGATGGTCTACAGGCAGGGTAGCCTTTACGGGTTTCGCCTTTCTGTCTTCCACATGGCTTACCAGTCTTAACGTCTACCCACTTCTCCTTAAACCATCTCTTAAGACTCATTTTCCTACTTTCTTCATAGCTGCTTTATGTGCAGCTGTAAAAGTAGATCCGCTTCTCATCATCTTCTTCATCATAGCCATGTGTTTAGCAGTGTGATGTTTCTGATGTTTTTTTAGAGTGGCTTCCTGTCTGGGTGTTAATTTAGCCATTACCTTTTTTTCTTTTTAGAGTAACCTTTGGCAGTTCTACGTTTACCGTCACTACCTTTAATTTTACCTTTACATACCTGTACGGCATAGCCGTTAGCGTATGCAGATGGGTAGACCTTAAACTTACGTTTAGCTGCGGCCTTACCTCTAGCACATAGTTTACCCATTATCTACCTCCGTGTTTGCAGCCGCATTTGCTGTTTCCTTTTTTCTTTTTCTTTTTGTAGGCCATTTTTCTGGTTTCCATACTTCTACATCACATCCACATTCAGGACATGATAGGAAGGTTATCATACTATACTCATTGTGTAAGGGAGCATCTGAGTCACTTCCCCAGATAAGTTCTGTTTGACAATGCCAGCAGTTCAACACTTCCACCTACGTAATGCCAATGCTTTACGGGTTGGCTTACCGTTTGGTTTTTTCATAGGGCCTTTTACACCCTTCATTCTAGCACAGAAAGAACGCTTCCTAGCACCTCCCCCTGGCTGTGGGGCCTTTAGGTTAGAGCCTGTAGCACGATTGTACTTGGCTCTACCTTTAGCTGTTAGGCCGCCTTTACGAGATTTTTCCCCTCTTCCGAGAGACAGGCTTACGCCCTTTCTTTTTGCCACCTTTCTTAGTCCGTAATGCGATCAGGTCAGCCCGATCTATTTTCTTTTTGTTACCAGCTAACGCAGCTAACTTTTTTTGCTTTGGTGAATAGCTAGAGTATGGCATTAATACTTCTTACCCCCCTTACCTTTCTTTCCACCTTTCATCATTTTTTTCTTTGGCATTTTCATTGGATCAACTCCTATACGTTTAGATTTGAAGCGGCTAGTTTTCTGAGAACATCATCTCTGTATGCCTCGTCTGTGCGGTATTCAGGTTTAGCCATGTCCCTCGTTACCTCAGCCATACTCCTGTATCGTTCAGGAGCAGACTCTTTTCCTGTAATTAGTTTTGAATCTCTACCGTTAGCTTCTTCGTATTGTCCCATAAGTGCTTTAACTGCAAATGATATAGCTGATTTGTTTCCTGTTGCCAAGACATCATCATAGTTTTTAGCATCCTGTTCAGATAAATTATTACCCGCCCAAGACATCAGATTATCGTACCCTTTTTCACCGCCAGCAATATTTTTTAATTCATTAACTTCGGCATCAGATAAAGTAGATTGTTGAGGTGTTTGACCCAGCTGTGATTTTAGACCACTGAGGTATGAGTCTACTAAATCTCTATTTAAACCAGCTGATTCTAATTGATCGTACATATCATCAGACAATGTACCATTATTCTCAGCGAAATATTTATTCATTTCCCAAGGATCTATCTCATTAGATTTAAAAAGATTTCCTATTTGATCGCCATACAACTCGTTGACGGTTTCATAATTAACTTGGTCATCATTGGTGTACATCCTCTCTTCATAGTTCGGTGTATCATCAACTTGAGGCTCGGGTTCAGATTGAGAACCTTGTTTCTTTTGTAATTCTAAGTATGCTTTTTCTAAATCTTCTGGAGTTTTATATTTACCAGCTAATAAGTTTTCTTGTTTTTCAACAAGTTCCTCACCAACTTTTAAAGATTCTGCATCTCTGGCCTCTGCAGCTGCAATAGCCTCTGGGTCATTTGATGGATCATAGGTGAATGTTTCTGCCATAATTACTGTGGTGGTGGTGTTTCATCTGTAGGTGCAACTCCTTGGCTTAGAGCATCTATTAACTCTGGGTTTTTAGAGGGGTCTAGTAAAGGAGTTCCTGCAAGTTTACCAGCTTGGTCTGTAAGAGACTGCATCTGTTGTGCTTGCATAGCCTGTTCTTGTTCTTGTTGCCTTTCTTGCATACTCTTGACTAGGTTTAGAATGTCTATACCTTGAGCAGCAGCAAGACGTTTGATAGCCTCGTCTGGGTTTAAGAACTGGGCCAAGGCTTCTGGCCCCATAGTCTGAGCTATGGTTGATATAAACTGAACTAATGCGTCTCTATCTTGTCCACGACCTAACGCATTTACGCCAGCTACAATAGTAGGTCTAACTAAAGACTTTGGTATAGCGGGTATTTGATTAGACGTAGTAAGAACGTGCATCTTACGATTCAGGTAAGGTATAAGAAACTCTGTAGTTAACAAGCTGAAGAGTCCACCCAGCTGCCTCTCTAGTTCCATCTGGGTCATCCTGACCTCTTCGGCTGTAGTTCTTTCTGATTGTCTCACGCTTAATATTAAGAACGCCTCCGACAATCTTTTTTCTAGAACATTAACAAGTTGAAAAGCTGTTTGAAAATCAGCAGTCTTACCAACCTGTACAACTCCAACATCATCTGGTCGTCCTTGTATAATAGCACCATTACCAGCGTTGGCTAGTGATGCGGGTTTAGTTACTGAGGAAGGTGATACAGTAAATATCACTTTAGCTGCAGCTGCACTGCCCTCAACAAGAGCTTGCATCAATGCTTCCAAAGATTTTAAATCCCCGAGGAACTCTTCGACTCTAGAACGTCCGTAGTCTTCTCCATCTACCGTTACAAAACGTAATGGTAGCCAAGGAGTTTTATCTAAAGGTGCTTTACCATGACTGTCTGGTAGTATCTTATCGTGAACCTCTTGGAACCACATCCAACCTGAGTCAGTTCTTTTTACACAAGTATAAACGTCACAGTCTTTACCTCCATATTCTGATTTTTCATCATCATTAGGGCCATCATATTCCTCTTCCATGCCTAGTAACTTTTTACTGACACGCTCTTTGGTTATGATTTCCATTACTTCACCATTACCGTCACGCTCTACAACATATCTGTTTAAAGGATATACTTTCATACCATCCTTTGCCATATATACAAGAGCGTTACCTGTAACTACCAAGTGTTTTAACGCAGAAAAAATTTGAACTCGATCAGTAGATCCAGCTATGCTGTCCATAATCATGCGTTCAACTTTAGCAAATCCTAAATCTAATTCACTTTTAGCCTCTGCGGGTACATCTTCTCCTAATTTAGAATCGTCAACCTGTAACTTAAAAAAAGAGGTGGAAGGTGGTAACAAACCTAACATCAACTTGGATGCTAATGTTGTTACTCCCTTCGCACCAACTGATTGATACGGTGTGACAAAATCATTATATACTGCGTTGTTTTCATTTCTCATTAACAACGTAGGTAAAGTTATTTCAGAACACTGATACGCTATGTTTAAAAACTGTTCACGGTGAGACGATAGTTCATGGTACCGCTTCCGTGCGAAGGCCATTAGTAGGTGCCTCCTCCGCCACCGCCACCGCCTCCGCCAGTGTTGACGCCTTGAGAGGTGCTAATACCTTTCAATCCGCCTGACGTTGGTTTCTTGGTTTGTAGCTGTGTAGTGCCTCTAGCTCGAGATCTCTTTTGAACTCTCTTTGCTTTAACCTTTGCCTTTCTCTTTGTCTCATCCTGTTCTACAGGAGCTGGAGTAGGAGCCACAGGAGCCTCAACTGGGGCTGTCTGTACAGGCATTGGGGGTGGTGGGGTAGTTGGTGGGGCTGGTGTTGGTGGGGCAGCTGGGGTTGATCGTCCGCCTCCGAATAGATTAGCGATTGGGCCGACACACATAATTATTCTCCTTTGAGTTTATGTTTAAGTAATCTTATTATTGACAGCTGACCAGCCCTATAAGATATTGCTTTCTCCGATAGGTTGTGGTCAGGAAACTTGTCAGGAAACTGCTGGTCAAGTTCGTCAAGTATCTTTTCGATACGTCCCCAATCAAGAGTACTGGGGTAAATTGGTGTTTGCATGTTCAAAAAACGCAGGCATACGGGCACGTTTGGTATCGGCTAGCTCAGGAGCTTTACCTTCATACATCAAACGGTCACTGGTTTCTAACCAGAAATTTTTATTTAAGTACTTATCTTCGTTGTTCGCTTTCAAGGGTTGTAGTATCCAGTTTATTGTAGCCTTTCTTAGTTTGTCTAAAGAAGGGCTTGGACGTAAGCCCATGCTAGCACATACGAGAGAGTTAGTAGCAACATGGATTTGTTCGTCACGGCTAATATCTGCACTGACTGTACGTAGACCAGCATCACCATTAAATCTAAAGAAAGGTAGTAGTACAAAAAATATTGCACGTTCAGCTACCAAGGCTTTAGTTAGTGTGTGGTCGGGGTGTTCTTCCCATGCGGTGCGGAGGCGTAATGCCTCTGCCTCCGCTTTCTCATCTACACCCATTGCGTTTACTATGTAACCTAACGCTAGGTCATGGTTTATTTCGTCGTTTACATTCGACTGTAAAAGTACTCTCGCATCTTTGGGAACCTCCTTAGTAAGAGCTTCCTCGATAAAGGCACCCACAGGAAGCTCCATATGGCGTACTGCAAGAGCACGGAAGATGGTTTCTTCTGAGCCATCACGTAGTTTCCCAGCCGTCGTTTGTACGGGAGTCCACTTTCTTTTGCGGAGTAGTAGTTTATCATAAGGTGTTTTCATTCTTGGCAATCACATGTGGGTTCATTGTTTAAGATCCCATCCAAGTAACTGTCGACTTCAGATTCATCTAAGGCTGCATATGCACTCGACTTGTCCTGAACATCGCCCATTACCTGTAAGGAATAATAGAGTGATGTCTGGGGGCTTCCAAGCCACTCTTCAACGAACGCATTGTCGTAGGTTACAACGTCACTCCATGAGTTAAAGCTGTATCCGTGAAGAAGTCCCGTCTTTCCTAGAAGTGTCATTATACCGTCTGCAACTTTTTTGTATGCAGTCCAGCCAACTTCTGAGGCGATCTCTACATCGCCATAATCATAAGATGTAACTCCGAAGGTGCCGCTATCACGGTCAACGCTTCGAGCTATTGGTGGTGCTATCTCGGGACATGAGGTGTATCCGTCCAAGTCTTTTGTGTTATAACTGCAGCTAGCCGTAGGAGCTATTGCGAAGGCACGTACCATATGGTGAAGACGTGCTATCTCAGCAGCTCTATATACTCCTGTCTGTATCTCTTCTGCTATGTGTCCAGCTGTTCCTTTAGGGTGCAGCCCATGAATGACATCATCTAATGCTTCCCCGAACTGTTCGTAGGTAACTTTATAACGTCTGAGGAGGTTGGCAAGACCGAGCATACCGAGCCCCACTTGTCTGTCATTTTCTGGGGTAAGGTATTCTCCAGATTCTCCAATGCCTGTCCTACTATGGAGATCACACAAGTCGGACATACCTGTACTGAAAGCCTCTGATATGTCGCTGAGAGTACAGGCACCGAGAGAGACATGCTGTAACAAGCAAGTTCCGCGTGAGGGCAAGTACACCTCAAGACAGACGTTGGAGTAGATTCTGTTTCCATAGCGATCATGTTTAATTTTGTTTAACCAAATATCACCCGCTTTTATACCTTCGAGTAATTCTTTTTTATAAGGAGTCTTGTCCCACATATCAGCTGTAAGATCAACACACCTTTTAATCCAAGGTAGTTGGTGTCTGGGTGTTTGTATGAACTCGAGTACGTCAGCATGATCTAAATCAAGGTGACACACACAAGCTCCATTCTTATATACCCCTCCCCTACGTATAGTTTCGTTGAGTGCAGAATACACTTTAGCAAATGACACTGGGCCACTAGCTACTAGACCCTTTCCATTTTCATGTCCGTTGGGTCTTATGTTTGAGAGGTGTACTGCTACACCAGCTCCATATCTTAAAGCATGGGAGACAAATCTCCAAGATGCTTCTATACCGTTAGGGCCTTCCATACTATCTTCGACAACAAAGACAGTGCAGGATACAGGTAAACGGCCATCAGGATTCTTAATCCAGTTTTCTACTCTGCCAGTTCTGGCTATCAAAGGTGATTTGATCATTTAGGTGTCCAAAGAATAGGTTGTTGAAGATCATGGTCGTAGTCTTCTGTACGTAAAATTCTAGCCAAACGTGCGTTGAGCAAAGCGTCATCGTCTGATAACCCTCTATCTCTATATGCTTGACACACTGCATCCCATTTAGATTCGGACTTGTTTAACAGAGCTGTAGCTCGCTTGACTCCTATTCCTGGGCAACCAGAGTACCCATCTGTGGGGTCTCCAGCAAGGCTTTGAATAAGGTGCCAATCATCGGCTTGCTCTAGTGTAATCTCCTCCACTTCGTCAGCCATGTTCCATAGAACACAGGGGATTTGCTTCATGTCTTTGTCTGGACTAACAATAATGTTACTAGGGTCAGGATATTTAGTTGCCTCAATACCTATGGCATCGTCAGCTTCAAGATCCTCCATCATAACAAATCTATAGTTTTCACTACAATAGTTTACTAGACGTTTGTAACCTAATGGTTTACGTTTCTGTCTATGACCTTTGTAGTCAGGAAAAATTTTCTTCCTAAAATTCTTGTGGTCTGAGAAATATAAGATGATGTCGTCATCCATCATTGCTGAAGTAACTTTATCCAGCTCTGTCTGAAAGACTTGTAGTACGTCACTGAACTGTGACTGGGCTACTATAACATCCTCTCCAAAATCTATACCAGTTTCGCATACTTGCGAGGCTTTGTAAGCCAAGAAGTCGCAGTCAATTAGTAGCATTAGTGTACCTCGGCCCAGTTGTTACCAATATTTGCATCGGCTTCAATGGGAATACGTAAATTGTAAAACTCTCCAGCTAGCATTGCAGATAGTTTACACACTTCGCCCACTTGTTCAGCCACTTCAGGGGGTGCCCCAAGTACCTGTTCATCATGTACAAATGCGTATCTTTCATGCTCTAAATCTTTTAAGTTGGCATCAGTTATCACTAGCCACCGCTTCGCTAAGACTGCAGCGGATCCCTGTAACAAAAAGTTAAGGGCTTTGTGTTCTTTGTCCACTCTAATGTTGCGTCTGTCAATGGCACGTATTGTACCCTTCTCAGCAACCTTTCGAGTAGCGTTGACAAGGCTTTCCAGCCCAGGAATTGCCTCCATATATGCCTTTCTGATCTCTGCCCCTTTCTTTGCAGCAGCATCTGGGGACAGCATATTGTCGTATGACAAGCCTAGTTTTTGGTTGCCCCCTCCGTAGAGAAAACAATATGTAATAGTCTTGACCTGACGACGGCTAATACCTATCTTGTCAGCGTTTACCTGATGGATGTCATCCTCAAGTAATATTTTAGCATACCTCCCACCGTCGTAACGGGCAAGGTAGTGTGCAAACAGCCTAAGTTCAATTCCTGCAAGGTCACTGTCAACCAGTTTCCATGTAGGTTTTGTAATAAATAGCTCACGGCAATCCTTGTCTGAACTAACTTGTGCCAGATTTGGATGTGAGTGTGCCATACGGTGCGTGGCAGCCCCTATAAAACAGGAGTGGTGAAGTCTGCCATCCTTGACCAACTTCAACCATGCGTTAGTTCCTTGTGATAACATTCCAAGTTTCTTTTGTGTTTCAAGAATCTCGAGAAATACCAACGCTTCTTTTGTACCAATTTCTTTGAGAACAGTTTCATCAATAACTGGTTTACCAGTCGGTGTGAGTTTGTTTGGTTTCCAATTCTGATTAGTTTTGAACCACCAAGCAATGTGCTCTCTGCTACTAGGATTGAACTCCTTTAACCGTTGCATTTCTGCACCAGCTATGTAGCCTTGTTTCTTGTTGTCACGCCTTGGCGTAAACAAATTTCCTGGAACACACCAGCACATACTTTCAGCACTGTGCCTGAGTTCTTCCAGTCTTTTTAGTAAAGTGTTTTCTAGTTGTTGTGCTTTGGATATGTCAAAAGGCCAGCCTGTAGTCTTTTGATCAGCCATAAGCTCTGCTATGTCATGTTCTAGTCTGACGCTAGCAACAACTTTTTGCGGAAATGCGTCCATAATTTTGCGACAATAGCAACGTCTTGTTTACAATAGTCCTCCATTTCAGGAGTCCATTCTTTCCAATCAGAGGTCTTACCATAGTCTCCTTTATGTAAGTTTAAACGAAAACCATAAGCCTCGAGACTGTGTGATCCATACAACTTAGCTGGCATCATAGGCCACCTACGTCTGAGATCAATATCCATTAAGTCAGAGTAAAAGTAACGACTGAGAATCAATGTGTCCCAGTGTGTAGGATTACAATTAAAAAATGGAAAATGTTTTTGTATCTGTGGTACATCAAACATCACACCGTTATGAGATACAATGTTTGTGCAGATATCAAGAGTACAAACGCCATTTACAACTGAGTTGGTAAGTGTTTGGTCATTGAATGATTCAACTATACCGTTGTTTAGGTCTTGTAAAACCATACAATGTATTTCAGTTGAGTCGATACCGTTTGTTTCTATGTCAAATGCCACGTCTAAGTCACCCGAAGTCTGTCGTCGGGTCAAAGTGTTGTTCGGTAATTGCATGTTCGGTGAAACTACAGGTGTCTAAATTGTAAACTAGCTCAGTGGCGACGCCAACTTCACCAGAATAGCGGTTCTTGAGGACTCTAACAATCGTATGATCTCGTTTGCTTGAGTTCTGCTGATCCCTTTCGAGCCCGATAACTCCGTCACTAAGCTGACCAATCGCTGCAGATCCTCTAAGTTGTCCAAGTGTAACACGTGCACCTTCCTCATGGTTCTTGTCTGTCTGAGTACGTCTGAGGTGCGATACAAGGAATAGAGCGATGCCTGTACGCTCAACTAATGAACGTAGCTTAGTCATGGTAACGTCAATCATACGTCGTTCATCGCCATCAAGTCCACTCAATAATATACTGAGGTGGTCTAGGAATACAACACGACACTCCAATCCACAGGCAAGGTACTCGATGCGAGAGTAAATTGTGTCAGGATCGTAACTCCCAAAACCATCAAACAAGTATAGATTCCAATTTGATAGAGTACGACTAAAAGCGTTTTCAAGTTCTGATTTGTCATGTTCACCTAGATGGAATGATTTACCTAGTGCGGCTGACATCAATCCAAGGGCAGATCTCCTGTTCGATTCTTCCAACGCCAAGTAACCGACCCGTTCGCCTTTAGATAAAAGGTCACTTGCAATGGCTCTGCAGAAGGATGATTTTCCCGTTCCAGATCCCGCAGTAATCGTCGTAAGCTCTCCATAGCGGATGCCGTGTAGTTTTTCTTGGAGTCCTTTGAAGGGATAGTCATGGTCAGCTGGTGGTGTAGGTGTGGTTACTAATTCAAGAAGCGATTTTGCGTCAACAATGCCGTCAGGACGGTAAGTTTTTGCGTCCCAGATAGCTCGACGTACCGCTTCCGAGTCCCCCTGTTGTAAGGCATCAGAGGCATCTTTGTATTTTTCCATGCGAGCAATTTTCGCTTTGCCCGCTGGTAGAAGTTCAGCACATTCTTGTGCTGCTTCGATACCATCTTTATCGTTGTCGAAAAATAGTACGACTTCTTCATAGCCTTGTAATAGTGGTAAAACTTTTTGCAGGGATTTTTTGGCACCCTTCGCACCTGTGGGTATAGATACGTGGGGCCATTTAGGCAATGCTTCCCAACCAGAGGCGGCATCGAGCTCACCTTCGTATATGGTTAGGCGTGTGCCTGTGTCTGGGAATAAATTTTGCCCAAAAAGTTGAGAGTCTACATTGTTACCCTCTAGCCAGAAATCTTTTTCTTTTGTTCTGACTTTTGCTGCACATACTTGACCGTTTTTGTCAAAATAGTGCATACGTAGCGTATCACCGTCTTTGTGAATACGATATTTACGACAGGTTTCTTCTGTTAAACCTCTCTTGCGTAATTTTACTGGGTCGCCCTTCAGCATGGCTGTAGACCATTTTGGTTTGACGATTGTGGAAGATAACTCCCCACTATTAAAGTGGTTACATACAAAACAATAAGTATGTCCATCAGAATATACGGAACTGCCATCTGACGAGCCACACTGAGAACAAGGGGCGTGATGTAAGAAGGTTGATTCATTTAAGCCAGTTGACTGGGATTGCATAATAGGCACACCAAGGGAAGCCATGTTTCTCGGCCCACACAGCGTACGTGGTTTTAGATTTTTTTGAAATCTTGTTGTGTGGTGCTTGGAATACAAAGCGGATGTCTAAGTCAGGATTGTCACGTTTTACAGCCAGCATCTTCCTGCGGTCAGCTGGTTTGAAGTAGCCCTTACATTCAAGATAGATGTTGTTTACCTTGAAGTCGGGAGTATATTTGTGGTCAATAGTATATTTGAATGACTCACCCTCATACTCCCAGTCTAGCTTCATTTGAGAAAGCAGATCTGCTACATCTGTTTCAAGGTTACTTCGCATTAGAAGTCATCGTCAGGGTCAATGGAGCTGGGTGCTGCATCTACTTTAGGTTGTTCAGTCTTGAAACCTTTTGTAGCACCAAACAATGCTTGAGCATCTTCGGCTGACATGTCGCCACTGTCAACGACACCAGCTCCGCTGTTAAGACTAACAACTTGGACTGCCTTTAGTTTTAATGATGTGCCAATGTCACCGCTTGGTAGAACATATGGCTTTTGGAAGAAGGCTAGTTTAACCTGACTACCGCTGTAGATAGGTGTCTCTTTGTCTTCTATGATTGTCCCCTCTGTGTCAACTACAACTGGAAATATCTTGTCTCCATCTTTCCAGCTGAATCTGATATGGTATGAGCCAGCTTTGTTTTCTAACTCTTCCCAAGGTTCAGGCTTTACTGTCACCCTTTTAGGGTTCTTAGCTCTGCCTCTCGCCCACTCCAATGCAGACTCTCTCTCCTCTTCTAGTGTTTGAAGAAGCTCTTTGTCTGTAATTAGAGCAGATAGTTTGTACCCCCACTCTCCAGCTTTTAGTATAGCTTGGAATCCGTCGAGTACAACTGGTTTTGGTGTTACGTGTGTTGTTGGCATTAGCAGAAAAAATAGGTGGAATTTGAAACAACTGTAGGGTCTAATGTACCTACGATTGGTGGTGGTTCAGTGGCATTGATGTCCTGTGCAAAACGTGTAAGCCAACATTCTTCTGTGAATATATTGGTGTAGGTTTTTCGCACAAGCGTATTGAGTGTTCCCATGTCTCCTGCTCTACAAAGAACGGAGTCGTGAATAACTGTGAATGGCTCATTGAACTCAGTAAAAGATCTGTGTAAGAGCGAAGCGTCAAATGAATGGATGTAGTTTGGAGCCGTACTTGATTTGTGTTTGGTAGGGCTGGGCTTTGAGTTACCATTGGGTATCCTAATAGAGACACTCCCTAGTAACTGTAATCTCATCCTCTCTGTTTCAATGTCATCTCTTTTTTGATATACATGGAATCCAGAGGGAGTAGTCCATTCTACTGCAGTAGCACCATCTCTGATGTACTGGCCTACATGTTTTTTAATCCATCTCATTACCTTCATGGGCCCAGGAACTATGCTGTCCATGCTTTGATAGACTGCATTTACGATGGTTGTTAACTCATCTTTGTCCACTTCAAACCCTTGCTCTTGTAATGATTCCCTTATGTACTTCCTACTGCTGTCTTTAGTAGCGTTGTAGGGTATAGTCATAACGGTTCGTTTAGTGGTCTTACGTGTCATCCATCGGTGCATGTATGACGGTAGGAACCTTTTGGCTTCGTCGGCAACTGCAAGGTAGGCGTCGCTTGGTTTCTGGCTGGGACAGACATTGACTAATTCAGCGGTAGACTTGTCTCGGGCCAGTCCTGCTAAAATCTGCAGACCAGAGCATGTTGCATCAACAGCGACCATAAGACCTGTTGTGTTTTTATCACCTTTGATACAGCAATGATAATACTCGTGACAGGCAGCCATAAACTGCCAAGGTTCTTCAACCTCTTCCCACTCGCTTAGGTTCTCGATGGGGTTGGTTGCAACCCTTGAAATTAAGTCTTTGTTTTGTTTGACCCACTCGTGTCGGTCATCCAATGTGGCCTTGTCCAACCCGTAGCTGGTAGCTACTTGAAAAGACAACCACAACTCAGACTCTTTACTTACACTGCACTCATTAGCAAATCTTAACAATGACTTACCAAAGTCTGTATCTTGTGGAGTGAGGAAGGCTGGAATGGGATATGCTCTACCTCTGTAATCAAAAGACCAACAAAGATAGAAGTCCTCGTCTTTGAACTTTCTAGCCGCCTCCATCTGTGTCCTAGTTCTAACCGATCTTTTAAAATTTATACGGTCAGCATTGTGAGCTTCAGCAACTTGTCTTCGCCAAGACTTGTTTACTTGCTCATCATCATCTGCAGCTGGTGGTCTAGGTGGTTTGAATGAAGGAGATATGGGTATAAATTTACCCACTACATACCCTCTTTCAACTAGCTCTTCAGCCACATCTAGCACGTGACGATTGACACGATATTGCACCTTTTGTAACTTATTTAAAAAGTTTAAAGGCGTTTCTCCGTGTATTATGGTAACGTTGCTCCTAACCCTAGTCATTTCATGGCCTTTCATCATTCGGTTGGTTAGATAACCTCCGTAAATAATCTCACCATTTTCATCATACCCCCAGTCATCGGGAGTTACTAACATAGGCCAAGGGATACCGCTAAATAACTCAGCAGATTTGATTAGTTCATGGCGTTTGGTATCAAACAACTCGGTAGGAACTACCTTGTAAAAATACCTTTTTCTGTGGTTATGTTTGTCAACAGTGAACCATTGAGTAGTCTGGATGACTGCATCTAATCCCCATCTTCCTAGTGTCAACCTAGTCTTTGTCCCCCAGGAATCCCATTTAATTCCATGAGAACCAAACTTTTGGCTAGCAATCGCCTCACGTTGTTGGGTACCACATGAGCTGTGATAGTATGTCCTTTCGATGTAAGACATAAGATTAGGATGTTCTTGTTTGTACCATCTAAACTTAGCTTCTGCCTCCAATGCAGAGCCAATAGCAGCCAGTACGGGAACCAATGTATTTTGGTTGGTGCGTGTACTGAACACTTTGTCAAAGGTAACTTTCAACAGTATGGTAGCAATGGCTAGTGGCTCCAGCTCGTCAAGATACTGTTTGATTGGTTGATAATATTTACCAGCTTGACCATTCTGTAGTTTCCAAAACTGTGTTTGTATGTGCTCAACTAGGTAGGGTAATGCCTCTCTTATTGAGGACACTCCGTAAACGCTTGCACTTGCGTATGACTTCGACTCTAGCTGCTTTAATGAGTCGTGAAGCCTCTGCTTCCCTTGAGCTATAGCTTCCTGCTCCAGTAGAAACTGTCGGTGTAGGTTTGAATGAGTCTCCATAGGCGAGAAATAGTGAGTATTCGTAATCATCAAGGCGGTCAATTTGCCGTTGTGTTAATTTACGTATCATAGGTTTTACATTGGGGTTCATGTGGATGCACCTTGCAGTATTCCTCCATGCTTTCGTAGCATTTCCAGTTGTTTAGAAAAAACCTGGGGTCGTTAAGGCTGTCATACCTTAGCTCCAGCTGTCCTGTAGCTGCGAGTAATACTAAAAGGTCGGTGGGTTTCTCTTCTTCGAGTGTGGTATCAATCGACATAGATACCTCCCCAGTATCATCATCTATCCAATAGCCCTTTTTGTCAAGGACATTGGCTAAGTCATGTGGGTTCATGGGATAAAATCAAGTGTGTCTAGGATTTCGTTGCTGGTCATCACCATGTAGTCATTACCATCTTCAAGTAACTTGGTCATGTATCTCTTGGCAGCTATACCATTTCGATATGACCTTTCGTTAATCTTTCCGTTGGGTAGCATGGCTCTGACTACACATACATAGGATGGCGGTAGCTCCCATGTGAGAGCTGCCTCATACCCCATATCAAAGGTAACTTGTGTCAACTTGTTAGTAGCCTTCCATTTGTTTAGTTCTTTGATGCGGTTGTTGAATATTCGTCCTGCCATTTTACCAAATGTGTAATTGTCCTCTCGGTGGAGGTGGGTTGTTTTTTGTGTGCATGAATACTAGCACTTGGCATCCATTGAACATGAAGCCAATAGCAAATATTATCAATGCGTTCCTCATAGGCACCTGTCCTCGAATCTAATCTTGGCAATTGCCTCCCAAGCATCTTGGTCAAGCTCGGGATGATCTTCTTGTACTTCCTCATAGATTTGCTCCATGATGGTTTCGTGGTGTAGAGTACTCATCTTAGGCACCTATCCCTACTACCTTTGAACCATCGGACTTTTTTGATGACTCGTACTCCTCGAAGGCGACACGCTCTTCGGTAATAGTTTTGACGTCATGGCACTCGAGCGTAAACTCTTCGCCATCAGCAGCCATGTCTGTAAGCCTCTTGAGTCTGTACAGTGCAGCTTCGGCATCAATGAATACGCCAAGAACTGTACGTTCGTAGTGGTATGGACATAGACGTGTGAGTGTCCACATTTGGATGGAATTGTTAGGATTGGTCATGTGATTGTAGCCATTGTAAGGATTTTAGCATAATCCTGGGGTCATCGTCAAGCTTGCCAAATGCTGTGTTGCATGGGTCGCAGATGTAACCCCTGAATTGATCTGTGCGGTGGCAATGGTCGAGAACCCAGCGTGTTGTATGCCTCCCACATGCAGGACAAGCACCCGACGATGGTGGCTTGTGCATCCTACGTAGGCGGTTACGAACTCTGACGTGGTGGTTCTGACAGGACTTGCACGTATTCTTACGTCCAGCCCCAGCAGTTGAGAATAGTGGGAAGGAGTCAAGTGGTTTGAGCTCTCCGCATTGCCTGCACTGTTTCATTGCATGAAGTCTGTGTAAATTACCTCATCAGCGAGCATAGATAGACCCGCATTGGATAGTATGTCCTCGAGAAGGCCGCTGTCTGCGTCCTCAACGGTAACAGCTATGGTGCCATTGGTTGATGGCTCGTAGCTCTGCCCCATAGATAGTAGGCTGGGAGCTGTGGATTGATCGAAGATTAGTTTCACGTTAGACATTTGCTGCTAGCTCCGCTGGTAGTGATACTCTGACCTTTGGACGTCTGTGGTAGTAAGCGTCTGCGATCTGCTTGACGTGTACGCCCTGAGCTTTGCAGTTCTTGTTGACCCAGAAGCCAAGGCTCATCTGTGGTTGTGTGAGTAGGTTAGCAATAGCTCTGCGTGATACATTGGTGTACTCGTATGAAGAGCCAGTCAAGTATGTAACTGTAGCTGATCCAGTGATAGGGTCAACGTCGATGGACTTGACACATGTTGAAGTGCGTTTTTTTGGTTGCATGATAGTTGTGTGGTAAACAGCAGAGGGTGAGGCCCTCAGAGATAGCATAGCAGCTATCTGGGAGAACGTCAACCCCATTGGCTAGCCATTGCGTCGGCTATGCCCTGATACGTTGCAGCACGTAGCTTCCAACGATCTTCGGATGGGCCGAGCTTGTTTTGACCGCTGGGTGTTTGGTTGTCCCAGTAGCCACGCTCGGGTAGCTCCAGCTCATTGGTAGGTATGAGTGGTGGTAGATTCTTGAGCCACAGGCCAGTCTTCTTGGCCTCGGGGTGCCCGAACTGGTAGGGGTGGATGTATTGGGCTGGCTTGCCTAGTTTACTGCGTGTAGACAAGGCACCAACAGGGTTCTCAATACAAATCCTGGGGCAGGGTAGCTGCCAGATACGTTCGACAAACTCGATGGCTCGGCCTTGGCGTCCGTCCTTGACCTTCTCGGCCCAGTATTTAGAGCCTGAGACTGCCAGATCTGTACAGGGTGGGTGTGCGATGATAAGATCCCAGTGACCATAAGCGATCTGGAACATATCACCTTGGTAGTGCTTGCCGAATGGTTGCTCGGAAGCTAGGTAGTCACAGCTGGTAGCGTCATGGCCTCGCTTGGTGAAGGCTTCACGTACTACCCCGCTGAACTCGCAGGCGATTAGTACTTTCATACGTGTGGGTGTTTGTGGCGTAGGCGTCTGTATTCTAGGTATTGGATGGCTTGCCATACCTCGGGTGGCAGCTGTTGGCTGGCTTGTGTCTCCTTAAGCGTAGGGCGTCTCCGTTTGTGAGAGTCCTTGCTCGGGGTCGAAGAACCACCTGTCGGTGTGGGCTGATTCTGAGAGGTCATAATTTTTCTCATGTAAAGTGGAAATAGTCAGTGCCATTGCGGGATCTTCCAAGATTCCTGGAGTAGCCATAACGGCACCATTTAGTAATGGCTCGAAGGTTAGTTGTCTATACATTGTAGATACGTTTGTGTGTAACCCATGTGATAGCTTGGATGTCGGCTGGGTAGAAGTGCTCGGAGAGCTCCTCATTGATGAACGCAGTGGCGTCACGATAGTCTTGCTTGATGGTAGCCCGTAGCTTCTTGCCGATGGGCGGCACCTCTTTCATGGTAAGACGTTGACCGAACCACACACTGTAGGCGTGGCCGTCGATGCACACGTCAGTCATGGCAGGGTTGGTGATGCAATTGTAGAACTCGGTGATTTTGGGGCCGTTGAGAATGTCAACGATGTAGCAGGATGCTGAGTTGAGAATCTGCAGGGCCTTGGCTAGCATTGGCTTGTACGTACAAACTTTGACTGCGAGCACGTCGTCGTCGTCGCCATGCCGCCACGCCTTGATGACGTTCTCAGCGTCGATGATGTTACGCTCCCAACGGTTGTTAGGTGATAGGGCAGCAATGACGCCAGCAACAACCTGAGCCGAAAGCCCATACTTTTCGCCAATGCGGGCGGAGATTTTGAGTGCCGAGGGATACCAGTCGCAGCCGAGCTGAACCTCTTGGCTGGTAGCTAGTGTGAACTTAGCGACAATCTCACGTGCATTGTGTGATAGTTGAGAATAAGACACGATTTGGTGATGGTGGATGTGAGCGGTTGGTAGGAATTGCACCCGCCTGAACTAACTATAGACCGCATGAAAGAGTTTGTCAAGGTATTTTATCAAATGCTAACATTTGTCTAGTTGGCTAGAAACAAACTCTAGTAAGTAATTGATTAGCGTCCGTTTGTATTCCCACACAGTCCCTCTCGAAACCTGGGCCCTCGAGCCCGACAGTTTGATTTAAACTCCTAAGAGTCAGGTAACGCTCCCTGATCGCCAGTGACGTATGCCCGTAGCATATTGTCCGTTTAACTAATTGGTTGAGCTGTAATCTAGTTCTAAGCTAGATCCCCCGTGTTTGATTTGTTTGATACCTTCATATTATATGGTATCTAGTGAAGTGTCAATCTTGTTGTTACATTTAGTAATAATTGACTTTTGTTGTTTTGTTGGTGTTGGTGTGGCCTCCCTAGGTGTATGTATTTAATATAGCTACCTATTCGAGAATGTCAAGTATGTTTTGATTTGTTGACATTTGGTGGTTGATAGCCTATAAATAATTACACGCAGGGTAAACCTACGATTGTGGCCTACTGGGTTTTGGGCCATAGTACAAGTGTACTAAATATAGGTATTTGTACTCATATAATCCGAGCTTATGTATTATTTGTTACATATAAGCATTTCTTATATATGGCCTTCAGGTCGTAGCTGGTTCCTTATTTTCTCATAAGTATTTTTAATGTATTAGATAATATAAGTAAATATACTTCCTCCCACGGATTGTGCAACAATATGTTAGGAGACCCATAAATAGTGGAACAGATGCCCCCGCATGGCTTCTCAAGTTTTGTATAGGACGGTTAACCGTACCTGGGTCTTAGTGCCTTTAGGGTATCACATCCCCGCGAGTCTGTCAAGTGTGCCAAACATTAAAGTGTCCACCAGGTATGCCCCCCCGCGTTATACCATAAATTTTTTATATGTCAAGAGTAAAAATACCTATATGTCAGGATATACGCACAAGGGGCCCCTCGGGGGTAATCGCAAGTACGCTGCGTATGAATACCGTATGAAAAATTTTACCAAAATCTAGACACCCCTGTAAGACACCCACGTACTGCACTAGGTACCTTAGAGGGTGGTGTAGATGTTGGCTCCAGCAATCGGGGGACTGGAGGGGCTAATGCCCCCCCTTGACCGCTGTTTCCACCCACGGGGAGCACCACTTCCCCGTGTATTATGGTAACGTTGCTCTAAATCCAGCTCTCCAGCTGGTGTTTGGAGATTCCACGGGCCTCTCTTTTTTGGTCTAAACTCATCCCCATCACAAGATGGTTAGCCTCGCTCTGAGGGTCATCCATCCAAGCCTCTAGATGGTCTAACCACTCGTTGTCTTTTCTGTCTTGTATCTCTACTTCAGCTGAGAGGGCAAGGGCATCTGTAAACCATTTAACTCCTTGGGCAAGGGAGTCAATTCTATCATCGTGTCTAACGGCACCTTTTTCTCTGCACATCCTGCTAATTTGGTAAGCCAACATATATTGGTGTCTATTTTCAGACGCCTCATCAGCATTTGAAGCATAATCCCATTCAATGACGGCTGGATCAACCACAAGCCTATGCTGATTAAAGACAGGCTCGAGAGCGTCAATAATACGGTCTTCTTTACGGACATTAGCTCTAGTCTCCTCTATGTTAATGTTTGTCTTTGTCGTTTGACAATGTTTTCTAAATAGCTCTGATACAATACCATCGCCAAAGTTGCTCTCGATGAGCAGCGTAGACACGCCATATTTTTTACATTTCTTAAGTATTGTTAGTAAAGTTTTATCACTATATCCGTCTTTGGTTGCAAACACTTCATGTAAGTATATTATACCGTTAAGTTGGCTAAGAAAACATGCGGTTGTCTCATCAGCACCTCGTCCGCTGGGATCGACGCTGCAGATGGTTTCGGAATACTCAGTCCACTCCCCTTGTACTTGCATAGGTTTGTAATAATAATCCCCAGGAAGACCAACGCAAGGCAGATCTTTAAGAATGTTATCAGGGTCTGAGCACCAAATAATGTTTTCGGGTCCATGTGTAGGGTTAACAGGGTTAACTATTAGGTCTGCAAATTTAAGTGGGAACTTTTCTCTGTCTGACAGTGTAGTGTCTAACATAAACTGCAGCATAAAGTTTGACCTACCCATAGAAGACTCACGTTCTAGCAAATCTTCTTCCTTAAATCTGGTATCTGTAGGTTTCCACGCCAAGTCATCTGTATCTAGGTCGTCTGCTAGCTGGGGTGCTAACAAGCCATCATACATTGCAACCTTACGTGGGTACCTTGCGGGCCACACAAACGGTCTATAGCTTCTCTCTCTTAATTTGTTGTAGATAGTAAAGGTAGTCTGTGGTGTGCCTAGAAACATAATACGTGAGTCTTTCTTAGGTGTAAGTATAGATTCACATTCTGTAACTAGCTGTAACAGTTTACCCCGTTGGAGCTCCGTCATGGAGTTATTAGGTACTTCTACATCATCTAGTACCATTAGGTCTGCACGGCTACCAGTCAACTGACCAGTAATACCTACAGACTTAACGCTAGGTGCTTGGTGAGGGGTTGCTGGCCCCACATCAAACGATATACGTGACCATCTTTGGTCGTCGTTTTTGGGTTTTAGGTGTGCCAACCAAGGCACCTCTAGGATTAGTCTTTGACAGAAGATTGAGAATGAGTCTGCTCTATCCTTAGAAGCAGAGACGACCATAACTTTTCTATCAGGGTCAATGAATAAAGTCCAAAGAACAAATGCAGCAGTAATCCAAGACTTACCCACACCCCTAAACGCTTGTATTTGGAGTCTTTTAGGGCCATGTTGTAAATATTCAGCAATACATAGTTGTGCTCTTGTAGGAGCTGGTAGGTTTAAGTGTGTCCATATAGCAGTCAGAAAATATCTAAAATCGGACTTTAATTCTTGTTCTATGTCCATTGTTATAGATTGTATATAATACATGCTAGAGGCCCCTTGTAGGGCCTTCTAGATGCCTTAAAGGATCATCTGATCCACTGTAGTATTAAGTTTTCTCGAATAGGGTTTGGAGGAAAGTTATTCCTAAACCATTCTAACCAGTCATGGCTTCCTTTGTTTTGATTACACTTGACGCAGGCTGGTACGCAGTTCCTAGACATGTGACTACCGCCAGCACATCTGGGGCGTACATGGTCAATGGTAAGATCATGTTCGCAATGTTTTGTTCCACAATAGATACATTCATAATTGTTTGCCTCCTTGATAGCGTGTCTCCACATACGTTTTGCTTCGGATGAGGTCATGGCTATTAAGTTTTGTGTGTAATGTTTATAACTAGGAAGTACTGGTGTCATTTTTTACCACGGTTTCTTGCTCTGTTTTTAGATGGGTCTTCACGGACTAATCTTCCTGACTTAGTGTGTGAAAAATCCTTTCCGCCCTTACCTTCCGCCCCTGCCTTTCGTCTTGCTCGTC